GAACAGTACCACCACGTGACCTCATTGAAGTCCGAGTTCAGGCCCACAAAGACCCGCGTTCCTTGGACTGAGTTGAAGTCGTCAAACACGTAGTCTTGCACCGTGCAGGGTAACTTCTTGACCGTACCATCGAACACGTAAAACGCCTCTCCTCCCATCCAGAAGGTAAGCCCGTTTACGTCTACCGCCGCATGCGCTCCAATGCACCCGCAGTTGGCACCCAGTTGCTGAAAACCAAAGGTAAAGGGAGGACCAATGTACTGCATCCCATGCAGCGAGGTATCCGTAAGAATCAATATCTGACCACGAGAACGCAGGGCGGTTATGATTTGATTACCGTCTGTCAGCCTCTGGCCGCCGGCAGTATTGGTCGCGGTTTCCTCAAACTGTTGGATATCTTCTTGCGAAGAAAACCTCACGAACATTGGATCTTGGCTAGAGGAGGTCCCAATGGTGGTTTCAGTCCCGAAGCATACCAAGTGTCTGTCTGGGGTAGACACAAGAGCATACGTGCTTTTGGTGGGTGCTCCCGAAATCTGATACGCGCGAGAACTGGGGCCTGCGCTGGTGTCCCAATAATAGGTGCCGCCGTTATACAGTTGGCAGATCATGTCTTCGCCGTAGGCATCAAACTGCCATATGCGCGCGAAAAGTCCAAGCCCGGCTGCTCGTGGAGTTCCCCAAGTTCCACCGCCCCACACGCCTACGCCCCATCCAAAGTCAAAGTAGTTAACTTCCTGTCCTACTGAGATCTGATAAGCGCCCACAGTAGACGCGCCGCCGCTTCCGGAATCGGAAGACGTTGCATTAACAGGCGCGGTAATCGTATAGGTGTTGGCCGTCAGAACCTCAGTGATTTCATACTCTGAGTTAAGGATCGTGCTGGTGATGTTTCCGCCGAGGGACGCTGCCCCACTAAACGTCACAAAATCTCCCGCAGTCGCCCCGTGGCTCGTGTCTGTGACGGTTATCGTAGGCAAGCCGTTTGTAGCTGCAAATGTCACTGCCCCTGCAGTGGTGGTTTCCCGTAAAGGAGTGATATCGGTCCAGATGCCACCGGTATATACGTAGAGCTTTTTAGTTGTCCCCGCGATCATGTAGGGGACGCCTGCAAGCGACATCCAAGACTTGGAGTGGCTAACCTGTCCCACTAAGTAAGTGGTAAGGGTTTCAAATCCAGTCCAGCCGCCTATTTTTTCTGGGAGCCCGTAACGAAATCTTACGTTATCGCAGTCAGTCCAGCCGCCTTCCGCACCGTACTCGGTGTTCTGCTTGTCGATCCCAGGTTTTAGTGCCAGACGAAGGAGAGGCATTTCAGTTCTCCGTTAAGCAGCGACCGCTTTGATGACTGCGAAGTTAAACACCGGCTGCTCTGTCGTCGTTCCTCCGGTTGTCGCAAAGCTGATTCGGAAAGAGCCTGCGGCTACTGCGGTGACTTCCAACATGTAAAGGTCAGTCCCTGACTTCTGAGACAAAACCACTACGTCCGTCGCGGCAACTGTGCTATTCGTAACAGTAAAGCTCTGCCAAGTTGCCGTTCCAGCAGCCGACACCAGCGTGATTGCGCCGTTCGTCTTGTTCAACGTGACGCCCGTGGTGCGGCTGGTGGCTTGGGTGACGGCTCCGCCGGTTCCCGTTCCGTAGCCAAGGCCAGCAGTGTCTCGCGTTACCGTAAGCCCGGTGGATGCGACTCTTGCGATTTCAGCGACAGCACCAGCATCTGCTGCTGCGCCGAATCGAATCGTGCCCCCGCCAGAAGTTCCTACAGCGGACGACAGAATGTAAGCGCCTACTGCGGCATTATTGGTATCTGAGTTGTAGAACTCAATTTTTCCGATGGGCTGATTCGCGGCGGTCGTCGTGTCGGTATCGGTGAACCGAAGCGTGTTTACCGCAGTATCTGAGGTAAGCCCGTTATTAGTTCCACGAAGATCTAGAAGCTGCGCGGCAGAGGTTGGTGTTGCACCAACCCCAAGATATCCTTCGGGCGTAATTGAGGCGCGAACGGTCGGGCTTGTACCTGCTGCTGCGGTCGTCGCGAAGTTCAACCTGCCCGGAATGGAGGTAGACGCGACCGTCCCGGCAACTTGCGCGGAAATGTATGCAGCTGGGTTAAAGGTAGGCGTTGCGTCGTTGTCTGCGCCATTGAACTGGATAATGCCGAGGTTATCTCCATCGGTAACTGCGCTGAGTGTTCCAACAACTCCGGACTTGCTTTTGTTAAAAAGGAAAAACCCCGGGAAGGTGGCATTATTTGTCCAGCTATAATTTGCAGGAACTACCGAATGCACCTGCCAATTTGGCGTTGAGACTGTTGTCAAAATCTTAGAGTCAACCGCTGTGGTATATCCCTGAATCAATCTTCCAGAGGCATCTACGATGAATGGCGTGGCGTCAGGGTTTGTGCTGTCCTCAATCTCAAGTGCGTTTGCAGTTCCAAGCTGAGTGACGCGCAGGGCTGCGTTGGTGTTATCTGTAACGCTGACAATGGTATTTCCGCCGAAATAGTTCGGGGCGGTGCCAGCTGCGTAGAAGTTATATCGAGATGTTCCTGATGCGGCGATGTTGGCATAAAAGCCGTAATTGGCGGTCGCTGCAGTATTACTTGAATTTACAAAAAAGGCGTACTGGTTAGTGATTGTTGCGCCGGCGGTTGTGCTGTCTAGTCTAAAAATTCCCTCTGCCCTAAAGCCATAAAAGACGGGTAACGTAAACACGGCGTCCGCCGTATATGGCAAAGAGTAAAACGATGTTTGTTGAGCCGGTGCCGAGGACGAAACGGTTACAGAGTCCAGAAATGAAGTTCTGTTTGTTCCTGCGTTTCCGGGATCTGAGTTTACGTTTATGGCGGAATTATTAGACGACGAAAAAGCAACTGTTAAGTTCGTAAGGGAAGGACTGGTTGCAAAAACAAGAGAACCACTTCCGGTTTCATTGGTAACAGCGGCTGCGAGGTTAGCGGAAGACGGAGTTGCCAAAAAAGTAGCGACTCCCGTACCCAGTCCGCTGATACCCGTGGAAACGGGGAGACCTGTTGCGTTAGTGAGCGTTCCAGACGACGGCGTTCCAAGCACTCCGCCATTAACGACAACCGCTCCGGCGCTCCCGGTATTGACGGCCAGTGCAGTAGCGACTCCCGTACCCAGGCCGCTAATACCCGTGGAAACGGGGAGACCTGTTGCGTTGGTGAGCGTTCCAGACGACGGCGTTCCAAGCACTCCGCCATTAACGACAACCGCTCCGGCGCTCCCGGTATTGACGGCCAGTGCAGTAGCGACCCCCGTCCCCAGGCCGCTAATACCCGTGGACACAGGAAGGCCGGTGGATTCGGCCAAGGACGCCTTAAGAGAATTGATCTGAAGGTCATCCAAGATATTGTAGATATAGGAGGTAGAGCCTCCTCCCGTGCAGCGGACTACAACGTCTTTTCCACTAGGAATTTCATAGTCACGCCCCGCATCATACGTGCCCTGGAACAACAGGATGCTGCGTCCCCCAGACAAACTGTTTTGGATGAAGTAATACCCCTCAAAATCGTTTGGGGTAATCTGGACATAGGCTGTAGACCCGAGGTCCCCAGCATCCACGAACTCCACAACTCTGTTTCGACCGTCTGACGCGGAAAAATCCGCCACGTTAATCGTATTAGGCGTTCCGGAGTTTCCCGCGCTGGGGAGCGTGACGGCTACGTATCCAACGATGGCTGTATCAAAGTAATCGAAATTGGTGTTGGTAGACGTTCCCCAAGTGCCGGACTCGTCGCCAGTAGTGATTTTCTTAATACCAAGATTCGTATACGTAGCCATCAGCGTCTCCTATGCTACTCGTGACCAGACAGTTGTCTGGGAGTCATTGACCGTAGTCCAGTTTGGACTTGAAGAATCATCTACTTGCGTCCAGACAGTGGTTTGGGTGTCTGAAACGGGGGACCAACCTGCCGACTGAGAGTCGCTTACGACCGCCCAATCCGGTACTTGATTGTCGTTTATTGTAGCCCAAACAACAACGTAGCCAATTTGACCATTGCCCTGGACTCCCGTGACCGGATTCAGTACCTGAACCGTGCCCGCCTGGCCGGTTGCTAAGGTTCCTGAGACGGAGCAAAGCGTTGTCGGAAGAGCAGTGCATGTTCCAACCCTTCCCAGAGCCGAAACCCCTGCGGCAGCCGCCGTGGTAACCCCGTTGACGGCAATATTTCCAAGAGCAGTGGTTCCAGACACCCCAGTCAGGATAACCAGAGACCCCGCAATTACTCCGGGAGTGCCTACAGCTCCAGACCCATGAACTCCAAGGGCGGGATAGTTGACGTTTTGGGCAGAGGAAACAGTCCCTACTCTGCCAATTGCACCTACCCCAGAAACAGAAACCGTTACATTCGCAACAGCCAACACCAGTCCTGCTTGACCAGAACCAGACACCCCAGATATAGAAATTGTTGGGGTCGAAGTTACAGACAGGTTTCCAACCGACCCAGACGAGGATACCCCTACTGGAACGATAGACGGATTTGAGGTAGCAGAAACGGTTCCAACTGAGCCCGTTCCGGTAACTCCGGTTACGGTATAGTTGACACTCTGAGAAGTAGTAACAGACCCAACAGACCCCGTTCCGGTAACTCCGGATACGGTGTAGTTGACACTCTGAGAAGTAGTAA